AAACTAAACTAGACCCTAGCTTAGAGATAGGCTAGGGTTTTTCTTTTGCCTTAATCCAGGTTCCAGGCCAGGATCTAAGCCAGGGACCAGGGTAAGATCCAGGGTAAGACCTATATACCCCTACGATAGAAAGCCCCCTGGGATGGAAATAGGGCTACGTGGGAAATGAGGCTACAGTGGAAATTGTTTTCCAAAGGCCCCCGATAGAAATAGGGCTGCGATAGAAATCCCTAACTTAAGTGTTACTTTATTTATAAATACTAAAAGTTATTATTGTCTTTCGTAACACTATAGTGTATTATAGGTTTACTTCTCGCAGCTGAGAAGAGTGATATGACTAAAAAGAGGAAAAATTATGCCAGAGATAGGTAGACTACCTTGTCCTAACATAGATGGTTGTGGCAGCTCTGATGCCTACAGCTACAATACAGATGAAGGAATAGGTCATTGTAAGTCTTGCGATGACTGGTCTTTCGCAATAGATAAAGTGGTGAAACGTAAAAGCAATAGGAGTGATGAAGAAATGGCTTTTGATGTAGATATACCAGAGATCAAGGACTATGAGTATATTGCAGCTAGAGGTATCTCTAGTAGTGTGATGGAGATGTATGATGTACGCAGCTACAAGAATGCCGCAGGAGACGTAGTTAAACAAGAATATGTATATCCCTCCGGTGGAAAGAAGATCAGGGTACTGCCTAAGACCTTCTCGGCTAAGAACCTTAGTCAAGATGAACTCTTTGGTATGAACATATTCCCTGCAGGTTGTGCACGTATGGTAACTATCACTGAGGGCGAAATAGACGCTCTCTCAGTGCAGGAGATCATGGGTGGTAAGTCCATCACACCTGTAGTGTCTTTACCTTCTGCTACGCCTTCTAAGAGGCTATGGGAGAAGTGTACCCCTTGGCTTGATAGCTTTGAGAAGATCGTCCTTAGTGTTGATAATGATGCAGCTGGTAATGCAGTGGCTGCTAAGATCTTCAATATGTTCCCTAATAAAACCTATCGGGTTATACATGACGTCTACAAAGACGCTAATGACTTCCTTGTGAACAATGCACGTAAGGAGTTCAGCAACGCTTGGTGGAATGCTAATAAGTATACCCCTGAGAATATTCTAAATACCGCAGACCAGTTCGTTAAGCTATTCAAGGAAAGCCCTGAGTATAACTATGTACCTACAGGTATCGAAGCTCTTGATGATAAGATTATGGGTTTGATGCAGGGTCACTTCACTGTGATCAAAGCACCTACTGGTATTGGTAAGACTGAGGTCATGCGTTACCTTGAGTATAACATGATTAAGCGTAAGGTTCCCTTTGCCTCTTGGCACCTTGAGGAAACTAAACTGCGCTCCCTGTTAGGTCTTGTGTCTTACCACTTGAACCAGAACCTGACACGTAGGGATATCATTGATGCTCTTGGGGTACACGACTTAGTAGAAGATGCCATCAGAGATCTCACTAAGGACGAGTTGATCTATCAGTTCTACATGCCTGACGGTGGAGATACTGACGACTTCATTGAGCAGATCCGTTATCTGAGCCAAGGTTGTGAGTGTAAGTATATCTTCTTTGAGCCTATCCAAGATGTAGTCGTAGGGTCTTCTGAGGAGAGCAAGGAGCAACAGCTTGCAGACCTCTCTGTAAGGCTCTCTAAGCTTGCTGCAGAGCTTAACGTAGGTATTGTGACCATTGCACATACAAACGAGAACGGTGACCCTAAGTACTGTAAGATGATCGGTCAGAGAGCTTCTGTGATTATTGACTTGTACCGTGATAAATTGTCAGAGGATGACCATGAGCGTAACACTACGCAGCTACGGGTAGAGAAGAACCGCCCTTGTTCTGAAGAAGGTATGGCAGGTACTTTGCTATTTGACTCGCACTCGTTTACATTAGAGGAGACACACTCATGAGGGGTAACATTAAAGGTGCGATAAAAGCATCAGCTATTGTAGCTTTACTAATAGCTTTACCACCTGTACTTATAGCTATGACTTATGACGAGTATCCAAAGTACTGTAAGTTGTCTATATTATTACCGTGCATAGGAGTAACCAATGAGTGAAATTAAAGTAACAGATATAGAAGAGCATGAGGATGGCAGCGCTACAATACAAGTAGAGTGTGACCCTGATACCTTTATGACTATATTTAACGTAGGGTTTATTAAGTTAGTTAAGGCTGGCCTAGATAAGGAGACGAGTAATGGGTAGATACGCAGTTCAAATAGAGATTGAGAAGGGTGAATACACCTTCGTTAGAAAGGAGAACCCTTGGACCTATGACACTAAAGTGTGGATCTTTACTGACCGTGATGAAGCCGAAAAGGAAGCCAAGAAGTGGAACACTGGCGTAGTAGTGGAGTATCTATAATGTTGTTCTATACTGTCCTTGTGTTGAGCTACACACTGAATGGGGATCACTTACAGTCTAAAGTGATCTTCCCTAGTGCTAAGTCCTGTGGAGATGCTCTACCGGCCTATTACGACCCTGTGTATGCCTTAGATAGGAATGCCATAGGTCAGTGCCTAAAGACTGATACAATTTCGAGGTCTATTAAACCTAAGAGGAAACCAAATGTCAGCGGTTAAATATGCAGTGCAAGTTTGCTTTGGGGGTACAGAGTGGGTCAATGAGGTTGATGATGATATTCTTCATCCCAACAATAAACCAAAGCTTTATGATACCCAAGAAGAAGCTGTAAAACGTGCTAAATCTTATGTAGTTGCAAGGGTGGTGCAGTATGTCGACACATGAAATACATGAACACGCTCTAGGTGAAGCTATCTTTGACTTCGAGGTAAATCAAATAGAGTTAGGTTTGAGAGGGCCATTGCCAAACACCCCTTCTATCAGCCAAGGTTGTGAAGGGGATTACATAGACAATGCCTTGTTTGAAATTGAGGGGTTGTACGGAAGAGTAACAGGGGGTATACTCCTACACGCTACATCACTAACGCCTAAGAGTATAAATAGAACTATGGAGCGTTGGTATAGGATAAAGGATATAAACAAATGTACGTTAAGCAAAACATTCTCGTAGCTTGTGAGTTCTCTGGTACTGTCAGGGAAGCTTTCAGAGCTAAAGGTCATAACGCTGTATCTTGTGATTTACTGGATGCAGATGACGACAGCCCTTATCACTACAAAGGAGACGTAAGAGATGTCCTTTATGACACTTCTTGGGATATGGTTATAGCCCATCCACCTTGTACTTACCTGACCAATGCAGGGGTATCTTGGCTACACAGAGACCCGTCTAGGTGGGACAGACTAAGGGAAGGTGCAGAGTTCTTTAGTTTGTTTCTTGACTTAGACATCCCTAAGATCTGTGTAGAGAACCCTATTATGCACAAGTATGCAAAAGAGTTGATTGGGTTTAGGAACCAAAGTCAGACTGTACAACCTTGGATGTTCGGTCATAAGGAGCAGAAAGCTACTTGTCTGTGGTTAAGAGGGTTGCCTTTGTTACAGGAAACAGATAATGTAAAAGAGGATATGCTAAAGCTTACTAAAGCAGAGCGTAACAGAATACACTATCTTTCTCCTTCTAAAGATCGTTGGAAGAAACGTAGTATGACTTATCAAGGCATAGCAGATGCTATGGCAGAACAGTGGGGTTAGGATGATATTCGATATTGAAACAGATGGCTTTGATGCTACAAAGATACACTGCCTTAGTTTTACTGAGGGAGACCTTGTGGTGTCTACCACAGACTACGCAGAGATGAAGGCAGCTCTATGCGCAGCTGGTAAGATTATAGGTCACAACATCATACGTTATGACTTACCTGTGCTTGAAAAGATCATTGGGTTTAAGCCCAGAAGAGATCAACAGGTAATAGATACTCTAGCTTTGTCTTGGTATGTTAACTATGACCGGCCTCGTCATGGTCTTGAAGGCTATGGCGTAGAGTACGGTGTACCTAAGCCTCAGATAGACGATTGGGCCAGTCTCAGTGTAGAGGAGTATATACACAGGTGCGAAGAAGACGTTAAGATTAACACTCGGTTGTACAAAGAGCTTATGTACAAGATGAAGAAGCTTTATAAAGAAGAGGAAGATCTTAACAAGTGCATTAACTACTTAGGCTTCAAACTGGACTGTGCTGCAGATCAGGAGAAGCTACAGTGGAAATTGGATGTAGATAAAGCTGAGACCCACTTAGCTCAACTGGAAGCTATGAAGGCAGACAAAGTCGATCAGCTTACAAAGGCTATGCCTAATCAAAAGGTCTACAGCACTCGTAAGAGACCTGCCAAGTGGCTTAACTCTGCTGGTGGGTTGACCAAGCTTGCTAGTGACTGGGTAGCTCTTATGGACGATATGATGCTGCCTCATACTACTGAGACTGTTAAGGTAGTCCTGAGAGAAGTAGACGCTAATCCTAATTCCATAACACAGGTGAAGGACTGGTTGTTTAGCTTAGGTTGGGAACCCGCTGTTTATATTGACAACTACAAGGGTAAGGAAGGCCACTCTAACTTTAACAAAGAGGCTCAAAACATATTAGGCTCACGTAAGTTAAAGCAAGACAGTGGTAAGATGGAGTCTCAGGGTGTACCTCAAATACGTGTTAACAATGAGCTATGTCAATCTGTTAAAGACTTGATAGAGAGAGATAAGTCTGTAGAACTGTTAGAAGGTCTTACGATAATCAACCATCGTCTGGCTATCTTCAAAGCCTTCGTAAACTCCGTAGAGGATGGCTATGTCAAAGCTAGTATTGCAGGGTTCACTAATACTATGCGGTTCCGTCATGCTCGTCCTTTGGTAAATCTACCCTCAGTGGAAAAGCCTTGGGGTAAAGAGATCCGAGGATGCCTGATTGCACCTGAGGGTTATGTTTTGTGTGGTGCTGATATGGTATCGCTGGAAGACACAACTAAGCGGCACTATATGTATGACCATGACCCAGACTATGTTGACGAGATGTCAGTAGAGGGCTTTGATCCCCACTTGGACTTAGCCAAACACTCAGGCAAGATCTCTCAGGCTGACATAGATGCCTACAACAAAGGGGAGCTTGATCTTAAGTCCCTGCGTAAGAAATTCAAGGTTGTTAATTATGCAGCCACTTACGGTGTAGGGCCAAAGAGTTTGGCTATACAGATGGCAGGTACTTACTCAGAGGCTGACTTTATGCTTTCTGCCTTCTGGGAAAGAAACTGGTCTATAGGTGCTGTGGCCGACAGTGTTAAGGTTCGTGAAGTAAACGGTAGCTCTTGGCTACAAAACCCTATCAGCGGTATGTATCACTCGTTACGGTACGAGAAGGATAAGTTTAGTACGCTCAATCAAAGCACCGGTGTTTACTGCTTTGACCTTTGGGTGGGTAAGTGTAGGCAAGCTGGTTTAAACATCATAGGACAGTTCCACGATGAGGTTATTGTCCTGTGTAACAAAGGAGAAGAAGAATATGTAGCAAATATAATGAAGGACAGCATTGAGAGTGTAAACAACTTAGTTAAACTCAATGTACCACTTGGCATAGACTATAGCTTTGGCGATAATTATGCAGAAATACACTAGACTGGGGTTGACACTACTATCCTGGATACTATATACTAAATCTATCTCAAACAGAGGGTGAGAAAATGGCTAAACGTAAAGCAATGACAATCGTAATGGATGGCTACATCAAATGGGCTAGACTTCGTACATCAGAAATGGACACAAAGTTTGTACCTGATGGACAGTATAACGCTGAGTTCTACCCAGAAGATCAGGAGAACTTAGACAAGATCATGTCTGAGGCTAAAGCCCGTGGTAAGAAGATTGCTCTTAAAGACCCTTATGACGGTGAAGGTTTCGGTATTGGTAAGTACTTCAAGATCTATCGTAACCACGTCAATCGGTCTGTAGAGGAGTTCGGTGGGCCACCTGTTGTGGTTAAGATGGACGGAGATACTGTCAATGATCGTTGGGACTTTGAGATGGACGGTCTCATTGGTAACGGTTCCAAGGTTCGTATCAAGGTGGTTATGTATGGTGATGGTAACATGGCAGGTCACCGCCTAGAGAAACTAGGTGTCCTTGACTTAGTTTCTTATGTTCCAGACGCAGATATGGCATCTGGTTTTTAACTGAAGCCCCTTCGGGGGCTTCTCCTTACGGAGAATAGTATGGGTTGTAAGGTAGAGATAACTGTCACTGAGACTGACGAGTTCGACCAAGTACGCAGCATGACTTATACGCAAAATAATGTGTATACGACAGAAGACTTTGAGTACATCTGTATCAAAGCTGCTAACTCTTGGGGTTTCGATGACTTCTTTTTTGGGTACCCACCAGATGTACTCAAGGTTAGGTTAAGTGAAAAAGATGAGTAAAGTAATTATAGACGGAGACATCGTAGCCTATAGGATGGCCTTTGCTAACAAAGATAAGCCTCTTAAGATTGCTCTTATAGAGGTTGATACCTTTATGTCATACATACTTTCTGAGACTTCCTTTTATACTAACTCAGGGGAGTATCAGGTTTACCTGACAGGTAAGGGTAACTTCCGTGAGGAGATAGCTAAGACTGCAGTGTACAAGGGAAATAGGAAGGGTGTAGAGA